TTAAAGAACATTTTGGAGTTGAATCATGAACGATACTCCTCGTGACTGGCTGCACTTTGTTGTTGGCATTGTATTTTGTTATCTTGTGTTGAGTGGATTGGGATATTTGAAATGAACGAACGAATTCAAGAACTTGCTGAACAGGCTACATCTATTCAAGGCCCCACTCCTTACAATCCACTTACCTTTGAAGTGTTTGATAAAGAAAAGTTTGCCAAGTTGATTGTGCAGGAATGTTTGGAACAAATCCATATACAGTCAAGAGGTCGATGCGGTGATTATCATGGTGAATGGTATGAATCTGATATTTTAAAACATTTCGGAGTTGGAGAATGAATAAATTTACTAAAGAACAATCAATTGTAATCACAGGCTTTACTGGAGTGACGGCATGCCAGTTTGGTGACTTTCATGGTGATGTAGAAAAACGATTAGGTCATCCTGTTTTCACACATGAGTTTGCTAATAAACAATTTGTGGAAAAGATTCAAGAATTATATCGTAAAGATTTCTTGACAATGTGTGGAGAATCAGAATGATTAGACTTTGGTTAGTATTTGCTATCTTTGCCATTGCCATTCACTTTGGCGTTACTGCCTGGAGAAACATGAATGGTAAAGAACGTTGGAGCTTGACAAAATCCGTAACGTATAGTATAATTGTCTCATTACTGGCTGTTCTAGTAATGACTGTAATCGTAATTCTTTTTTAAGGTGATATAATGAAACGTATTTTAACTCTTTCCGTCCTTGCCGTTGCTGTACTGGCAACAGGTTGTACCCGTATTGAAACTGGTGAAGTTGGTCTCCGTGTGGGGTTTGATAGACAGATCAGTGTAGGTGAATTGCTTCCAGGTTCGTTTAATCAAGTTATTATTGGCAATGTACTCACGTTCCCAGTCAAAGAGATCAGTGTTTTGGCCGAGAATATGACTCCTCTAGCCAAAGACAATAGCACGATGAAAGACTTTGATGCCTTGATTACATACAACATTAATCAATCACAGGTTGCTGAAATCTACAATAGCAAGAATCGTAGTTTCCACGCTAACCATGATGGTGATGTTTACTTGATGTACAACTACATCTTCAATGCTGCACGTAACGCTATCTACAAGTCTGCTCGCAAGTACGAAGCATTGGATATGGCTGATAGCCGCCAAGCAATGGAAACAGAAATCAAAGAACAGATCACACGTACACTAGCAGAAGAAAAGTTGGATGGTACTATTGTGATTGGTCAAGTGTTGATTCGTAACATTGTACCAGCAGATAGTGTTGTAGCTAGTGCCAATGAATTGGTTAAGGCCAAGAACGAGTTCAAGACAGAAGAAGTTAAAGTGGCTACTGCTCGCAAACGTAACGAATCAATGCAAGCAAACCCAATGGCAATTCCTTTGTTGATGGCAGAAGCACAAGCAGATGCCATGCGTAATTTGCCAGGTGCTATTGCTAACTTCAAAGGTCAAACTTTAGTTATCAACGGCGTGGTTACACCAACCGTACAGACTAACGGTAAATAATTGTAGAAGGTTATTAAATGAAATTTAATATATTGATGGCCGTGCTGTTTACAGTAGGTGTGATTTTGTCGTTGTTGCCTTTTGTATGGTTTGTGACCAAATAATGAAACCAGAACTAATTGATATTGTACGCAAACTAAAAGATTCTTGCCTTGCTCGTGATAATTATGTTAAGAAATTGCCTACAGATTTCTATACATTATTTGATAATGAATATGTGAATGAACTAGAAAAACAAATTGATATGATGGTCGAATCATTGTTTGGTGATATGGCAGAAGATGTGTTTTGGTTTCTTTATGAATACCATCAAGAAACTGCCAGTGATGGACCACACCTTATATTACAGGATGGCACAGAGTACACCTTCAAAACCAATGAAGATTACTATGAGTACTTGAAGAATCAATAATGGTCATATGGGTTTGGATTCTGATGACAATGAATGCTGAAGGTGTTATTCAGCAGTCATATCCAATGGCAACCAAAGAAGAATGTCTGCAATTGGCTGAAATAGTTCATGTGTTTGCTGATACAGGAACTTTATGCCTCAAACGCAAGATTGTAATACCTAAGGGGAAATGAAATTTTTATATTTGATGTTGAGACATTAGGTAAACGCAGCAATTCGGTCATTCTATCAATGGCTGCGATCTACTTTGATCCTGATGATAAACCAACACCTAAACAATTGTTTGATGGTGCATTTTATGTCAAATTCAAAGTTGATGACCAAGTTAAACGATTACAACGTGGTATGGGAAAATCTACCATGGAGTGGTGGGCTAAACAATGCGACAATGTAAAACGTGCATCATTTATTCCTCATAAAGATGATTGTATATTTGAAGATGGTTATGAAACTATGCGTACATGGGCACAATCAAAAAATGATGAAAAGTGTTATGTGTGGGCTCGTGGTAATTTGGACCAATTGGTGATGGATGACATTGAAGAACAGATAGGACTCAAACCTATTTGGCCATATCACCGTTGGCGTGATGTACGAACCGCAGTTGATTTCCTATACAGTACAACCAATGGTTACGTCAAGGTGGATTATCCAGACTTTGATTCATTCCTACACATCACCAAACACCATCCAGTGGATGATTGTGTATTTGACGCCATGCAGTTAATGTATGGTGAAAAAGTGTTGTAAATCTGCAACAAAATGGTTGCCATTTTCACTGGTTGTGTTATAATATATACATAAACAACGAAAACGGTGAATTTATGAGTTATTATGTTATTTCAAAAGGTACTGGTCACATTGTCGCTGATGGATCACACCGCACCCGTTCTTACAAGACCTTTGCTGCTGCAAAATCTACACGTACCCGCCTTTGCAACAAAGCCGGTTGGTCAGTCGATGAGTTGGATATCATATCCACTGAAACCTACAAACCTCGTATGGTTACACGTAAGAATTTAATATCAGGTGTTGAATTTGAAGAGGACGTAAATACACCTAACTGTTGTTCACCTTCTAGCGAATCTTTCTGGAGTATGTAAATGAGTATAAAAATGTACAGCGACAAAGTACGTGTGGTTACTGAATTAAGTCCTTTTGATGTACGGCATGACGTTAAGGTTGAAGTATTGGTTGATGGTGAATGGACACTCAGAACCGGATACAATAGTTTAAGCAACGATTCTGCATATAGCAATGCGGCATGGGAAGCAAGCGAATTGATAACCTCACACCTATTCAAATGACCAACATTAAATCAATAGAACATTCAAATGTCTTATACAGACAAAATGAAATAAAGCAAAAAGATATTCGGCATGAAAGTGATTTGGTTGAACAAAAGCGAATCAAAGCACAACACATGGCCATGGAAGAAAAACGTATTGAAATGAACCGGCGAATGAATCGTGCAGGTCAAAATGTAGATAGAATGGCATAACAATTTTATAAGGGTACCACCATGAGCAACGAAGAAGATAAAATCAAACATTCAAAAAGATTGCTTAAGGATGAAAATGCTATCAACAAGCAGGTAAAGATTGCTAAAAGCTTAGGCCTTAACGTGGATGAACCACACAGGTTTGATAAGCGCCACGCCATGGATTGTGGTAATCCTAAGTGTATGATGTGTTCCCGTGAGAAGGTTTTTGGTGAACGCACCATCCAGGAAAAGAAGTTTATTCAAACAGAGAAATGGGAAGATTGATTGTTGTTTTTATACAACACATGGTTGCCATATGCCACAATTTGTGTTACAATAGAGTTAATTCACAACGGAGAACATTATGAGTTTTAATAAGAATCAAACAACTTTCATCAAAGCAGCTGAAGATTTGTTTGGTGTTGGTTCAATACTTACACGGGACGGTATCAAGCACGTAGCTGATGAAATTGGCTGTCCTTTCCCGTATTGGTTTGTAACAAAATCTGAGTTTCGTGCTGACCGTGGCCGTTACAAATTGCCTGATATCGGCACAAAACCTAAGGTCAAGGTATCTGAACCTGAACCTGAACTTGAAGTAGCATTGACTGCTCAAGTGTTATCATTCAAACAACCTAAATTGATTGACGATTCAGACGCATCAATTCCTTCAAAGTACCCCGATTATGTCCCATTTGGATTTTTTAAAGACCTTACTAATGTTATCAAGTCTGGTCAGTTTTATCCTGTCTTTATTACTGGCTTGTCTGGTAATGGAAAAACCCTTATGGTTGAGCAAGTTTGCGCTGAACTTTTACGTGAGTGCATCCGTGTTAACATTTCGGTCGAAACTGATGAATCTGATTTATTGGGTGGTCCTACCCTCGTCAATGGCAACGTTGTTAATCGTGATGGTCCAGTAATCACGGCAATGAAACGTGGTGCTGTTCTATTGATTGATGAAGTTGACCGTGGTTCAAATAAGTTGATGTGCTTGCAAGGTATCTTAGAAGGTAAACCTTACTACAACAAAAAGAATGGTGAAATGGTTTATCCAAAAAATGGATTTACTGTGATTGCTACTGCAAACACCAAAGGTCGTGGTTCAGAAGAAGGTCGTTACTTATCTCAGATTCTCGATGATGCCTTCTTGGAACGGTTTCCAATCACTGTGGAACAGGAGTATCCTGATGCCAAGACCGAACGTAAGATTCTTACACCATTGATTGATGATTCTGAATTTGTAGAAAATCTGGTACAATGGGCCGATGTGGTTCGCCAATCATTCAAACAAGGTGCTGTTGATGAACTTATCTCCACACGCCGTTTGGTCCACATTGCAAAAGCATTTAAGATTTTCAAAGATCGTATGAAGGCTATTGAATTGTGTGTTGCACGGTTTGATGATGAAACCAAGACTGCATTCCTTGACCTGTACACCAAGTTGGATTCTAAGGCTGATGATTTGCCTGCGGGTGTGACGCTCAAAATAGACGAAGTGCCGTTCTAACGGTAAATATCCACAAGGCTGGTTGCCAACATACCAGTTTTGTGTTATAATCAATTTGTTGGATTTTTTATTATATTATTGAAAGGACATTCAAAATGTCATTGACCGTTCGTAAAGGCAAACCTAATCGCCACGAGAAAATCGCTGTTACCATGTTATCTGGTAAACCTGTGTCACCTGATGAGATTAAATCTGTATTCAAAGATACGGACCAAGAATCTGTACTCTATCGGTTGTCCACAAACATTTACAACATCCGCAAAGATGGTGGTATTGTACGAGTACACAAAACTGGTCGTATTGTAACCGCATATCAATTGGTTAACCATAACGAGTTTGATGCCAATGGTCGCTTTGTTGG